GCTTCATCTTTTGACATTCCTCTTTCCATGAAGAATTCTCGCGTTGTTCTTGCAATCATGGATAAATCAGTCATAATATCCGGGACATTTCCTTTAAAAGTAATTTCTCCTTTTTTATTGCATTTAATCATTCTCTTTTCCTCCTTCAAAAATCTTTCTCCCCAATATTAATTCCGCAAACGTTCTAAGCGTTTCTGTCCTTAATCTGTCAAGTTCTTCTTGTATTTTTTCGTCTGTCCACAACCCCATCTGAGCTGATTCAGAAACAAGTTCATCGGCTTTTTCCTTGGAATATCCTTCTTTCACAAGGAAAACTCTTAGTCCCCTGCATATCGCGGTTAATTCAGAAAGCAACTTATTTGCATCTTCTTCTAATTCAACTTTCCCACCTTCACATTTGATCATTCTATTTTTCCTCCATTTCTCTTTTCAGTGCTTCGTACAGTTCCTTGTGAATCGGAGAATCATCCGGAATATCTCGAACCATTTTGATAATCTCAGCTTTTTTCTCCTCTAATGTCATATTTATAAACTCATTTGTTTCTTCTTTTTTCATGCTGGCTTCCTTTCTGTGTTATAATCTCCTATGGGAAGGAAATGTGTATTATGAATAAAGAACAAATAGTTCATGATTTAGCAATTACTTATGCAAAGTCTAAATTAAATGAATACGTTCTTGACAGAAGAGAAGCTCCATTGGCTGGAAATACTTCTATGTCAAATGACGAAATTCAATATTTAAAACGTGCATATGATTTTGCTATTCAGAATCTTTCGGATTAAACGCTCGTTTCCCGTATAAAGCGTTTTGAATTCCATCTGTAACGCATTCGGCAATTGTCTTCCCGTCAATATTTGCCGTGTGCGTTACTTTTTTTGTTCTCGTAGGGGCAACTTCTTTCCGAATAGCTTTAAGCTCTTCTAAAATCTGTTTGAGTAATGCATTTGTTTCTTCCGTCATATTGCTTCCTTTCTGTTGAGTTTGGCTTCTTATCTCTTTATAATGTAAGTACAGGCACCGCCATGCCGAGTAAATGAAAGGAGATAAAAGTTTGCTATTATTACCACATATAGATGGTTTTCATCAGTCCGGTGAAAAAGTTTCTGAAACCTCAGTGTTTGTATGTAATAACTGTGGTTCTAAGAGAACTGTAAAGTCCGGTAAAACCATCCCTAAGTGTTCGAAATGTAACGATTATACCTATTGGTTCAAAATCGTAACGCTTTGATCACTTTCGATTTCATTGAACATTGTTTCCGGGTGGTATTCATCTTTCAAATCGCTGTTTGCATAATCGATGGATTTCACTTGGAAACAAATGTTTGCACCGCTTTGAGTGTTGAACACTTTCACATATTTCTTTCCATTTCTCGCAAAGCACATCACCCGTGTGTTATCCGGAATTCTTACAATCTGCGGTGCGAATAATCTTTTTAAAAATTGCTTTAGCACGTTTATGATTCCTTTCTTATAAGAAACTTCTCTGTGCATTTTCCTGCTCAATCATCGGAACGATGCCTTTGTCTTTAAGCATGTTGTAAAGGAAGATTCTGCCCTTCTGTTTCCATTTGGTGTTCATCTTCACATCACGTCTTCCATCTGACCTGACGATATCTACAGTTTCTGAATGTGTGTACCCATTCTTTGAATACTTGTCATACAGCAACCACTGACCGCTCTGCTTGTACTGGATTCCCAAGTCGTGCAAGATATCATTCATCTTTTTGCCAGACATTCCATAATCCTTTGCAATCTGGGTGATTGTTACCAGTCCCGGATTCTTCAAGATTTCGTCGTAGTAGTCGGCTTTCGGTTTAAGTTCTCCGATAATTTGGTTCTTGACGCTAACTTCGGCTGTCAATGTTTCAACTGAGCCTTTCAGCTTCGCAATCGTCTGATCTGCCATCTTTAATGCTCTGGCAAAAACCTGTTCTGGTGTGTTCCATGCTTTTTCAAGATCAATGAGATATTGCCTGCATTCTTTTCCTTTTTCAGTTCTGCTCATAAGGCAAATGTGCTTCGCCATATCTACCGATAAAGAATAATCCTGCAATTCTCTAATCTGCACTCCGCCATTGTTCTGAACCTCCGTACCTGTAAGTACGCTGGTGTAATCTTCATTCTCAATGAACCCTTGAGAGTTCGTTTCGAACCATGCTGAAAATCGCTTACTGATTTCAAGAGATTTATGTAACTCTCTGGCTGATACTGTAGGCTGCTCGCCATCGTAATTAATTGGTATTAATTCGTTCATATATCTCCTTTTCTTGTTAATCGGATTTCAAAATTTCATCTACCGAAGTTTTTAAATAATCAGCGACCTTTTTCACTTTTTCGGCAGATGGAGAAACTTCATTCCATTTACAAACACTACCTTGCGAAAATCCGCAATCTATTTCGATTTTGCGAATGGAAACATTTCGCTTTTTTGCCAAGGCTTTCACCTTGTCGTAAATCATCATTCGATACCTCCTTTCATATTTTTGCTGAAAATATCACAACATTATTGACATACCTCTGAATATATTCTATAATCAAGCTACCACACAAAATCATAAAAAATAAACTTGGGCATTCTTTATGTCCTTATTTTGTTGCGTTATTTTCAGTACTGATAGTTACATTATAAGCGATATTTTCAGAATGTCAAGTACTATTTTTGCGTTTTTTTCAGAATTGAAAGGAAACAAAAATGACATTACGAGAAAGAGTTAAAATACTTTGTAAAGAACAGAAAACTTCATTAAATGCGTTAGAAACTGAATGTGGTTTCGCAAAGGGATACGCAAGCAAACTGGATAAAAGTACTCCTAATGCTGAAAATTTGCGAAAAATCGCAGATTTCTTTCACGTATCTGTAGATTATCTGATGACAGGGAAAGAGCCGGAACAAGATTTTTCCGATGAATCTGCACATTTGATTGCACAGATAAGAAAAGACACCGAACTGTCTGATGCATTAAAGAAATACTTCGGACTGTCCGATGCCAAAAAGAAACACATTATAGAATTGATTAATCTTTTAAGTGAGTGAGGTACGTTATGTTAGATGCTAAAACCATTTATGAAACTGCTATGAAACAAATTAATGATATTGAGCCAATACCTTTAACATATTCGTATTCAGACACACAGTTCGAGATTCTTTGCAAATATATCAAAGAATTTGAATCAAAACTTGATTCTGAACATGAAGTAGGACTTCTGCTTACCAATTTCGGCCAATCAGTTACTATGCACGTCACTGAAATAGGATACGAGAAGTCCGTACTTATGATTTTTAAAGGATATGTTAACGGAAAGATGTCAACGCTTATTCAGCACATTAGTCAGCTGAACTTTTTACTTATGTCAGTTCCGAAAGAAAATGATCGTCCAAAAAGACCTATTGGATTTTTGTCTCCAACCGCTGAATAGATTCCTGTAATGATTGAATCATATTTGTCTGAACTCCAACCATGTCAATTAATGCGTATATAAGCGATGCCGGTGGAAGACCCGTTTTATTTGATGGGTCTTCCATTTTTGCGATTATTTTCTTTTGCTCTTCTTCGGAATATAATAAATCTTTGTTCATATGTCCTACCTCCGTAAATCGTTGTAAATATCAGCTACGATAATATAAATATAACGCAAAATCTTTTGACTTTCAATTTCATCTATCATTTTTATAATCTCTTTCTTATAATCCATAAATAACCCTCCCAATCGAAACTTTACTACAGTATATGTCTGGACAGTGGGAAATATGCATTTGAACATTTATTTTTATCATATTTTCCGTAAGTCCAATGTAACAGGACACATGGATTAATATTCGCCCTTGCAAACTGCCAGAGATAGACTGGAATATTTGTGATTTCAAATATAACCTTTACTTTCGCAAATATAAAGTTCGTTTTTACCGGATTTTCTATGTTTTCTGCAATATCGTTCGTTCTTAGAACCTCTTTTATGCTCTGGCTTAAAGTTGAATGCTTGTACATATCCTCTGCCAAGCGGATGAAGCTTTTACGTAAATAATCTTGATTGCACATCGGCAAGTGAATGATGTAGCTTGCAAAGAAGATTACTCCTACTGCGATCAGCAATCTCTCAATCTTCCTCATAATATATACCTCTTTAGTCTATATTTTATGTACTTAGTTATACCACTTTTTGTGCAAATTAATCGGGCAAAACGATAAAACTGCATTTTGAATGGATAAAAATATGAAAAATATTTCGGTTTTGACTATGATATTGTTGAATCTTGCGGTATAATATATGCAAATTTTACTAAGGAGGAAAAGATATGGCTATAATTAAATGTCCTGAATGTGGAAAAGAAATAAGTGACAAGGCTACCAGTTGTCCAAACTGTGGTTTTCCATTAATCAAAGGGCAGCCCGAAAAAGAAAAACCAAAAGAATATACTGTAG